CCCCTGTCTATTGACAGAGGACAATGCTGGCTGGAAGCCAGTCCTGAGTAATCAGCCCTCCCACTCTTTCCTATGGTTTCAGACCATAGTCTTGATGCTAAGGTAGCAGCTGTCGTGGCTGCCTACAGTGACGGGTTAGTAGCCCAATCCACAAGTAAAGTCCTTGTAGCATTAGGTACGTTCTCTGTCACCATAGGGGACAGTGCCAATATTAATTTAACACGAAAGAAAATAAATTCACCATGTATTTAGTTCTGAAGAAATTCAGGCCAAACACAGGGAATTAGTTTATCCTTTGTGCTAAACTGATATCCTGGTCGGTGAGGGTTTTCAAGCCTTCACTTACAGGTCACATCAATTCTTTGGTATCCTTCTCCATGAGTTTGCACGAGATCTTTCAATCTCGTGGGGCTTTGTCTGGACTAACTTATGTTAAGTTAGTAAGATCTGCCCTTCTGAACTACCTGGCTGGTAGCTCAGTACGGAACAGTGGGGTTGGTTAGACCAAGGATGGTATACCCACTATTCTGGGGCCCTAGATTGGTCCTATCCGGTCTGATATGAGTGCCAGCTTGCTGCCATTCATACTGACCATTTAGTTTGCCACTAGGGCTCTCAGCTTTCAAACTGATCCGGATACCAGTACTATCACTGACGCCTGCGAGAGCAGTATCGTCTTTGATGGCAGGTACCTGAAAAGTTTTTGGCGAGAATAGGGGTACTTCCCGTCTCAGGTTGTCCCTCATAGTGTAAGGTGGAAAAAGTTCCACTTTACCACCAAGAACGGTCCAAATGGACACGCCTTGGCTACCAGTCTTACAGATTAGTCTCTTCTCCCTCAATCATTGATTGAATCAATCAAGTTGATTGGTGGAGGAGAACTAGCATGTAGAATTGATACTATGAGAAATAATCTTGGTTAGTTCTCTTTTCCGGAAGGAAAAGGACTATTCAGGAAAGTCTCCTATTTCCCTGATAAGGAGAATAAGGTTCGGGTCATAGCGCTACTTGACTACTATAGTCAAACAGCCCTTAGACCCTAGCATTACTATCTTAACAGGGTATAGAAGAAAATCCCGCAAGATTGTACCTTTGACCAGGGGAGCTTTAAGGATAAAATATGCACTTGGAAAAGATTTCACAGCATCGACCTTACGGCCGCTACTGATAGATTTCCTATACAAGTCATATCTTATGTTCTTAGAGCTAAATTCCCAGCTAACTTTGTGACAGCTTGGGAGGATGTGATGGTGGGTTACCCTTTTAAGATTCCTGCATTGG